AGCTGTTGCAGCGCCGCGGCCTCGCGGTCGGAAATCTGAATGCCGGCGAGACGCGCGGCCTGCACCTGCAATTGAACGGCGAGCACTTGCTGTTCGACCGTGGCCATTTGACCAAGCAGGCCGATGCGCTGCTGCATCTTCGCGATGTTCGCCGCCAGGACCGCCGGGTCGACGGTGGCTCCGCCTTTGCCGCCGATCGGATCGAGTGGTTGTCGCTCGACAACACCCGCTGGAACAGCAGGGCCGTTCGTGCGGCCCATTTGACCCCAGGCGGCACCCAGGTCGGTAATGAACGACTTGATTCCGGACGCTGCGATTACGAATGCGTTGCGAGCCTTCTCGCCAGCCTGGGTCCAGAACGTATTCCAGGCTCGTTCAAGTTCGCGCTGCTTCTGCAAAAGGACGTCATTCTCCGACGTGACCCCTTGGAATTGATCTTTCGCCGCCTTGATGCCGGCCGCGCCTTGCGACCAGAACCGGACCCATTGCATGGTCGCCGGCAAGCCCATCTGTTGCAGGAGCGCGATACGTTCGACGTCAGAACCGGCGTTCCGAATTTTGTCCGCAACGATGTCGAATGCACCGCTGAAATCCTTGGCATAGAGGCCGTTGGCACGCATGAACACGGCAAGGTCGCCCATACCGTTCTTGGCCTGATAGACCTGCGTCGAGAACTTCGCCATGGCATCGGCGAACACGTCATCGGCAATTCCTTCAATGCCGGCAGCGCCTTGCAACTTTGCCATTTCGCGTGTCGTCACACCGGCGATACGCGACGTGTCGTCGAGTTGAAGCGCGAAACCTTTCCAGTTCTGCCATGCTAGATAGGCAGCGGTGCCGACAATACCCAGGCCCAAACCCAGCGCGCGGGTCGGGGTAATCATCCCGAGCACCTGCTGACCGAAGCCGCGCAGCGACCCCTTGCTACTGGCAAAGATGTCGCCGATCTGCGTGCCTTGTTGCATCAACACCATAAGCGGCGACTGACCGGAGCCAAGCGAGACGCCAACGTCCTGAATCTGGCGCGACAGGTTAATCAGCTCATGTCGCGCGAGGCCGGTTGATTTGATTAGCCCGTCCGTGCCTTTGGTGGCCGCCGCTAGTGGTGAAGCCATTTTGGACGCGGAAGCGTGATATTTCGCCATGGCGCGTTCACATTCGGCGAGCACCTTCGCGAGCTTGTCGTATTGCGTCGCGCCGCGTTGCGCCGAGCGCGAATTGTTATCGTTGGCGGTTGCCGCGCGGCCCGCCGCCGCCGCAGCGCGCCCGCTCGCCGCAGCGGAGTCGTCGGTTGCATTGACGAAGCGCCCGTATGCGTCGCGCGCGCGCTGCGCCGACTTCGCCAGGTTGTCCGTGTTCCGCTGAACCGGCGCAGCCGCCGCCGCAAGCCCATTGAGCGCGCGGGTTGCCGCCGTGACTTCGGTCGCGTCGACTTTAAGACCAAGGGTCGCGATTTCAGACATTGCCGCTCCCCTCGATCATCCGAACAGCGCGTCGAACAATTCCGTCGACATTGGTCGAGCGGACTCGACCTGCTTTGGCGTTGCCGGCTGACCATCCCCGTCGCCGAAAACTGCTTTGAGGACGTTGGTGATTAGCCGGTTGCGGCCCCGAAGGGCTGCGACAATTCCTTGCAGTGTCGTGTCGAGCGTCTGTTCCTCAGTCCAGCCGAGGACGCCCATACCGTCCTCATAGAGCCATTGCAGGAATTCGACCTGCGTTAGCCGTTTCCCGAGTCGCCCTCGTCACCGCCGCTGGCCGCGTCCGGATCCTCGCCGCCGTTCGACAGGATGCTGACAAACCGCGCGACCGGGTCGACCAGATTGCGCACGCCGGCGTGGAATACGTCGTCCTCGACGTCCGCGGCCTTTTTGCCAGTGCCGGCCGCGACGATCGTCACGAAGGCGTCGAGTTCGAAACGGCCGATCGCCTGAAACGCGCCGGCGAAACCGCCTTGCATGGTACTGACCATGCGCGCGGCCTTGAGAGTCGGGCGGAGAGTGAATTCCTTGTCGCCGAGTTTAATGGTGACGTCCGTCATGCAGTGGGGTCTTTCTGCTTGGGGTGGGGAAGGGTGGAGCGCGACGCTTAGAGCGTTACGCCGGTGTTGTGCGGCCGAACCGCGATCTGCGTCGCGGAAATGGCGTGACCGATCAGATTGACCTCGTCACCAGCGCCAAGGTCGGCGCTCGGCTTGATGCCGCCGGCGGTGTCGCTGACGTAGTAAGCCGTACCGGCAACGACGGTCGCGCCGATCGTGACATTGCCGCCCTTGTGAACCTTGAGCGGCTGGCCGGCGGCGGCGGCGTGCAGGGCGATGCCGTAGAATGCGCGCACTTCAGCGGTCGCATGATCGGCGTCGGCGAGCTTGAACTGGCCGGTCGACGCTTCCTTGTAGACCACCTGACCGGCGGTAACGCTCGCGCCGGCAACGCCGGTTTCGGTATCCGCCGAGCCGGTCGAAAGGACACTAGCAGCGGTGATTACAATATCGGTCATGTTTCAGAACCCCGTATGAGAAATTTTCCGGTGGGCGTGAAGCGGGCCGCGCGTTACGCGACGGCCGCAACCTTCACGATGTTCGAATTGATGGAGACGGTGCCGTTCATCTTCTGGATGGTGTTCGCCTCGCCGCCAGCTTCGGCCGCGGACATGACCAGACCGATGAACAGTCGCTTGGACTTCGACGACACGCCGTCTTCGTTGCCTTCAATCTTGAAGGCGTAGTTGTTTTTGTTCGCCGGCCGCGCAGCGTTGATGAGCGCAGCCTGGCCGGCGTCGCCGGGGACAACGACGAACACGTTCTGCATGCTCGGCGCCTGCGCGGTGCCTTTCTGCTTGACGTCACGGCCGCGGTTAATGAGCGACTCCGTGATTTCCTGCGCGGAATCGTCGAGCGACCCCATCTGTTGCCAGCCGTCGATTTCGGTCCACACCTGACCGGCGAAATCCGACTCGATGAAGTCGGTCGCCTTGTCGGCGAGAACGCCGCCGATATAGATTTTCATTCCGGCAACAGGATAAAGTGCCATCGGTATCCCCTCGTTATGATGTGAAAGCGCGATACCGGATTGACACCGGCAGTTTGATATGCGGGCTGTCGTCGATCGGCGATGCGACCGCCGGCGTCCAGTCGATGCGAACGGGAATGCTCCCGAGCGTCAGCCCGCGCGGGAAATGTGCGGCGATCTTGTCGGCAATTTCGATCGCCGCACCCAGGCCGTTAGGCGGCGAGTAACAGACGTCGACCTGCAAAATGCCTTGACGCTCGGTCCACTTCGAAATGCCGACGTCATCCGGCGTCGCGCGCATGTGATGCGCTCGCAGATAGATCGACGGCAGTGACTCGCCGACGGCTGGAAACGTGACGTTCGGGGTGGCAATGAGAAGCGGCGGCGACAGGGCCAGCGCGGCGAGCCGCGTGCGCAGGGCTTCCCAAATTCGCGATTCGACACCGACAGCAGGCATACGTTCTGCTCCCGGTCGGCGCGCAATTTTGGAATCTGCCAAAAGATAGCAGAGTGCCTACGGCTTGTCAACAATAACGCAGGCAATCAACTTTCGCGCGTCTCTTGTGCTGCCTTGTTAACGACTTGCGGGAATTCGGCGACCGTGATGCGGACCATGCCTTTCGGTGCTTGCTTCGAATGCCCGTATTCCAGCGCCCGCGCGTATTCGAGATTATTCACGAGATAGATGACTTCGCCCGCTTTGAGCTTCAGCGTCTCCGCAGTCACGCGCGCGATCGTCGCCGTGCCGGCCTTGTCGTCGAGTTTCAGCGTACCGCCGGGGATAGACCCGATCTGCACTTGCCAGTTACCCTTGAACCGGCCGGTATCGACCGGGCTTTTCATGACGACGCGCCGAAACAGGTCCAGCGAGATTTTCCGAATCACAAGGTCAATCTTGCCATTCGCGGCGTCGACGTATCGCTGAATATCGAGTTCAAAGTTACTGGCCATCGGGTCGGCAATGGCAATCGAACATGACGACGACGTCAGCCGGCCGCAACGTTTCCACGGCCTCGATTTTGAGCGGCGTCGAGCCGAGCATGATGACGTCGCCCGGCAGAATGTTTGCGCGACCGCCGGCCGCGAGCGGCCCGGCCGCTACAAGCCATCGCTGATCGCCGTCCAGAACCTTGCCGCCCTGGTGCTGCTTCCATGAGAACGCGACCCGCGCGGCGAAGGTGCTTTTGTTCTCAGGCGTCAAGACCGGATCAAACGGGTCGCCGTTCGACGTCATTCGGCGCACCTGCACCGACGCGCCGAATTCCTGAATCATCTCGTCGGCGTCGGCGCGCGATTCGACGTAGTCGAAAAGGTCCGTCATGCGCGCACCAGCCGGATATTGCCGCTCGACGCGCCGGGCGTGCCCGTCACCAGGCCGCGCAGCATCCCCTCGATCGCGACGAAGCGGTCGACCGCTGGCGCGCCGTCCATGTAAGTGATGTCCTTGCGAAGCGGGCCGACGCCCTTGCCAATAGATTTAATCTGACCGCCGCGCTCGAGGCGCGTGGGTTCGAGCGTGATGCCTTGCAGGTGCAAGAGCGCAGCCGCGATGTTGGCGTCGCGGATCTGCGCCGGGATAGCGTCGGACGGAATGTCGAAGCCGTCCGAGTCTACAAGCGGATAACCGTAACCGCGCGTCCCGTCGATCCGTGGCCACGGCATTGACTGCGTTTCATTTGCGCGCCGGCCGACCCATTTGTCGCGATACTGGTTCGCGAGGTATTGCGCGCCGACGCGCAGCGCCGCTTCTTTCGCCGCGACCATGAAATCGTTCGTCACGCCGCGCGCCGTGCAGTATGAGTCGAACGCATCGACGTCTGCCATAGCGTCGGAGTTCGCGGCGCCGGGCGTAACGGTCAAGCTCATTTGCTGCCCTCCTGCGGCGCTGCCGCCATCCAGTCGTCAAGCTCTGGCTCGTCCCATTCGCGGCGGACAAACCGGAGAAAGCGGACGCGCGGAAATTTGGGACCACGCACCCGCATGTCTCGCGCTCCTAACCGGCGCGCTTCGTCAGTTCCTCGGCGATCACCTCGACCGCCTGTTTGCGATTTTCGACGGCGCGGCCGGTGGCGGCGACGGCGATTTCCTTGAGCCGATCGGCCGGAAGCTTGGTCGCCCAATCAGCGCCGAGGTCAGCGAGCGGGTCCGCAATCCGCGGCGGTGGCGGTGCGACGAATGGCGGTGGCGGCGGTGCGAGCGGCTCGTCAAACAGCTCGTGAACCTTGGAATCGAAATCGGGTTCGTTGATGATGCGATAACCCTTCGGTCGATCGCTTTTGATTTTCACGGTGGGGATCGTCTGAGACATGCGAAGCTCCTGCGCTGGGTGGACACCATGAAGGGCACCGCCGAAGCGATGCCCTCTAGTGCTATCCGCCGTCGGCTATTAGCCGTGCAGGACCGCAATGTGCTCCTGCTTGATGGCCTTGAAGCCCCATGCGAGGCGCACATGCACGACGGTCTGCAAGAACTGGCGATAGATCGCGAGTTCGAAAGACAAACCCGAGATCGGGTCGGTGACGGTCGTGATGTCGTCAGCCATGTCGCCGCCTTTCGGCATAGCCGGCGCGCGGGTCGCGAGAACCACAGCCGAGCGAGCGAACGCCGTGTTCGGCACATGGCTGCCGAGCAAGGTGATTTCGGTCGCATCCGCCGCTGCGACCAGCAAGCCGGGCTTTGCGATGACCAGCTCGCCGCCGGTCGCCGTCATTGTCGTCGTGACGGTGTACTTGTTCGTATCGCCCGCGAGGGTCACGAGGTCGCCGGCCTTGTATCCGGTCGAGTTCACGGTGATACCGTCGACGGTGAGGGACGTCTGTCCGACCGCCTCGCCAGCGCCGTTGTTGATGTCCGCGCCAGCGCCGGCACCGGCGGTATGCGTCAGAACGGCCGCCGACTGACGAAGCGCGAACTTCATCACGCGGTCGGTCATACCGTTGCGAAGCATGTCCGACGTTCCAGCCTCATTCACCTTGAACAAGACCGACTGTTTGCCACGCAGATTGCCCATCGCGGCGGTGCCGAGAACCATTTGCAGGTCGTTGGTCGGCGCACCGTTCGTTTCGAGGATGCCGAGCGTCTGCGCGAAGTCAGACAGATCGCCGGCCGTACCGAACGGCGCCGTGCCGATCGTGCCGCCGTAAGCGCGCGAGGCGTTCTTGTAGACCTCGGCGTGAACGTCCTGTTCGATTTCATTGCAGAGCGCGCGCATCGCCTGATAGATGCGGTCAGCCATGATCGTCGAGAACGTGCCGGCGTTCTCCAGGCCCTTGGTTTCCTCGCCGTTCCAGCGGATCGGAACATGCTTGGACTTGGAGATGGTCACAGGCACGTTCTCGATGGCACCGTCGCCGGTGTCGGGCGCGTTCACGGCGGGCGTATTAGTCGCCGTCGACGCGGCTCCGGTGACGGGCACGAGGACCTGCTGGTTCAGCGCCGCGCGCGCGATGCTGGACGAACGAGTGACGGCGCCGATATAGCCCGTCTGTTCCCGCGAAATGACGTCGAGAGCTTCATAGGCGTCGGGGATCAGGTCGGTGAGCGTATTTGCCACGATGGTAGTTCCTCATTTCGTTGCGGCGGGCCGCCGCGATGGTTGAAATTGACGCAGCGGCTCGTGCGTGCGTGTCAGTCGACGATGGTGTGCGTTTTGACCGTCGCAATTCGCTCCGACGGAGCGAGCTTTTCGAAGTCAGCGCGCGTGATGGTCTTTCCGGTTCCCCCGGCGCTCTTTGGCGACTTCCCGCCGCCACCCGCCCCCGTTCCTTCGAACAGTGACGGGTAATTTTTCGCCGCCTCTTTGACGAGGTCGTCGAACGTCGCGGCACCATTGGCACCGCTGCCGATCATCGGCGTCTCGCCATCGGCCTGCATGATATGAACCTGACGTTTGCCGTCAACGGTTTCGAACTTGATGCGCCGACCGAGTCGTTCGGTCAGCAGGTCAACGCCTTCCGGCGTCGCCTTGAACTTGGTCAGCGCACCCATCACCGACGTTTCGATGATCGCGCCGCGCTCGGAGCCGCGGGCAGCGGCCAGTTCGGTTTCGAGACTCGCTTT